AAAGAGGCTCTTGCGGCTAATACGACAGGAGCCACAAACACGGCTGTTGGTGATTCTGCGTTAGGTTCAAATACAACTGGCTCTAACAATGTGGCTATGGGCTATGATGCTTTAGCGTTAAACACTACCGGAGAACAAAATGTTGCGATAGGCACGTATGCATTAGACGCTAACACAACAGGTATTAGAAACACTGTAATTGGATATAACGCAGGCGGTGCTGTCACCACAGGACAACAAATTGTTGCTATTGGAAGAAATGCACTAGCGTCCTCAACAAGTGCGGACAATATCACTGCTGTTGGACACGACTCTTTTTCCGACACTACGGCCACACGAAATGTTGGTTTAGGTACAGGAACAGGCTCTTCAGTTACTACCGGCGGCGACAACACGTACATTGGAGCATTTGCTGGATTTGATGCGACAACTGGTGCGTACAACGTAGCTGTGGGTGGTTATGCGCTGTTTGAACAAACAACAGCAAGCTCAAATACCGCAATTGGCTACGGTGCGCTTAAAAACAATACAGCATCATCAAACACGGCTGTAGGTGAAAGCGCCTTGCTTGTAAACACTTCGGGTGCAGGCAATACAGCAGTTGGTTCGGGTACGCTTGACGCAAACACCACAGGATCAAGAAACACCGCTGTTGGACAGTCTGCTTTGACAGCGCAAACGACGGCAACAGATAACACCGCTTTTGGTTATCAGGCAGGACATATCACCACAGGCGTTGACAATACGGCGTTTGGCTCTGAAGCGCTACGTGACAATACAAGTGCAGGTCAAAGCACGGCTCTTGGTAGGGCGGCATTAAGAACCAGCACTGGTGCAAATAACACTGCTGTTGGTCATGCGGCTTTGTTGGTCAATACGTCAGGTACAAATAACGTAGCTGTTGGAACAAATGCCCTTGATGCAAACACAACAGCAGATAACACTACCGCTATTGGCTATCAAGCATTAACAAACGCCACTACAGGTGCAAACAATACCGCAATTGGTAAAGATGCAGGTTTAACCGTAACGACTGGTACAGGTAATACCTATATTGGCTTTGGCTCTGGGCAATCAAAATACGACGCTTGGTTACCTTTCTGGTAACGCAATAACCAGTGGAGCCAAGAACACTATTATCGGTGCTTACACAGGCAACCAAGGCGGCCTCGACATCCGCACCTCAAGCAACAACATCGTCTTGTCAGATGGTGACGGTAATCCAAGAGCTTACTATTTAGACAGCACGAGTGACTGGCTATTCCATGAGGGTACTTTTGGTATTGGTGGTACGTCAGACGCAAGTATTTACAGAACTGGCGCTAATGGTAGTGGATTGCATTTTTCAACTAACTCCATACTGCCTGCTAGTAATGTTGGCGCAGTTAACGATCAGGCTATACAGCTAGGCGGATCAGGCAACCGATTTACTGATCTCTACCTGTCAGGCGGTGTCTACCTAGGCGGCACAACTTCAGCCAACCAGCTGGATGACTATGAAGAAGGGACGTGGAATCCTACGCTTGTAGGAGGAACTTCAGCAGGAACTACAACCTATAATGGTAGAAGCGGTGATTACACAAAAATAGGCAATACAGTAAGAGTAGGTTTTTATATTAGCTTTACTGCCGCTACTGGCACAGGTGAAATGAGACTTGGCAATCTTCCTTTTGTTCAAAATGCTGATAATGCAAACAACGTAAAACTTGGAGGTGTTATGACGGACGGACTTAACTGGGATGTTGATGGGAGTCTTATTTTGATGGGGACAATAAGTACGACATACATGCGTGTAGGAATTTCAAGAGACGACACAGCAGTTCATATTCAAGGAGTTACTAATGAAACTGCAACAATTTGGGGTACTTTGACTTACATAACTAATTCTTAATTATCTCAAGTGGATTCTTGAGACGGACTAAAGGAGAAAGACAATGGCACTTACTGAAGAAGAAGTTGCAGACAAAATTGAAGTCGTTACGACACAAGGTGAGGATGTAGATGGTAATCCCATAGACGTAACCTCTGTTCAAGTTCGTATGGCTACTAAGGTATTAAAGGACGGCGCTGTGATCGCACAAAGCTATCACCGCCATGTAATTCAATCAGGTGACGACTGGTCGTCCGAACCTGCTAACGTGCAGACTATCTGCAACGCAGTATTTAGCTAAGGAGACTATCCATGACTGACGAAGCAAGAACCGCTGAAGAGCGCACACAAGACTTTACTGCTATGGGACATAGCGTAGATCTAATCAACGACATCGTTGCTGGTAACCAAGACGATATGGAAGCCGCAGAGCGTCAAGACTGCGTTGACCGTAACGTGGCTCACCTCGAGCTTATGGTTGCTAAGGACGATTGGGATGGCGAGGACATGACTGCCGCTAATTCCGCAATCACAGCAGGGCAGGGTTATACGGCCAGCTAATCATGTGGACTTATAACTGCGAAGCAGGAACGTACACAGAAAGCACTTTAGTTGGGCTTGTGTGGCTTATCTTGACGCATAGGCTTCATCACCTGTTTACTGAAGGGCGTTTTGTAGATTAATTAACCACAACTAGGAGTAACGACGATGGGAAAAAACGAAAAGACCCCAATCACCGTGAACGATAAAGAATACTTCATTGAAGATCTTAACGATCAACAGCAGGTGCTTATCAATCACATCAATGATCTGGATCGTAAGCTTGCGAGCGCGCGGTTTAACGTAGACCAATTGGTTGTCGGCCGCGAGGCTTTCGTCAATCTGTTGGCTCAGTCTTTGGAGGGAGCTGAGGAAATCACGGATGAGGACTACGACGAAGTGCCTACTGATACTGCTGTCAATTAGTCTCTATAGTCCTGCCTTCGGGCAGGACACTCCTGAGATCGACCCAGCACCAGAAGTTGACCCAGTCCCTGAAAGGGACGATGGTGAGTTTGAGCCAGACTTTGACGGTGATGGTGATGACACCAACATCGAGGGAGACTTAAACACCTCCAACTCGAACAACAACAACGTCAACAAGACGTACAACGGTGCTGGCTCTGGTAGACAGATGCCTGCAAATACGGCTGTAGCTCCTAGTCTTATGAGCACAGGCCAACAGTCGTGTCTCAAGTCTTTATCAGGCGGCGTACAGCTTGTCGGCTTTGGTGTGTCTTCTGGCCTTTACCGGCAGGATGAAGAATGTAATCGTCGCCTTAACGCTATTACGCTCTCAAATATGGGAATGAAGGTCGCCAGCGTCTCGCTCATGTGCCAAAATGCCATGGTTTGGCGGGCTATGTTCATGAGTGCAACTCCATGCCCTATAATCCGCTCAGGGCGCCTATTGGTGGGTAAAAACGCACTGCTGGCGATTAAAAAGAATCCAGAACTGTGGATTCCTGACTATTTAGAAGATAAGGCATTCTACGACGCGCTGTTAGCTGGGGGTGGTGATGAAAATAGCGAGCAAGAGTCTGATGGCGGCACTCTTAGCGATCGCTTCCGCTCAACTAAACGCGACCGAAATTGATGATTTGGTCAATACAAGCCAAAGCATCCGCGACACATTTGCCTATGGCATTAAAACAATTGCTGGTGGCGCCGCTTATGCGGGGGAAGGTTTTATTGCCCCAGCCATGGCTGAAAACGGCCACATATCTAAAGAACAGCAAGACGCCTACAACGCCGCTGTCGCCGCAGTACAGGCGGCTACCTACAGTTACGACCCCGGTGCAGACCAATACTTTCAAGACCAAGCTGATCAAGCCATGGACGAGGTGTCAGAGATGATCGACGCCTACGTCGAAGCGGCACAGCAGATCATCATGGTCGCTACGGTAAACGAAATGGCTCAGGACGCACAGACGGCGGCCGACGAGCGCGAAGCCATGGCCCTGCAAGAGTTTATGGGCGCAAATGACGTGGTGCTTCAAGACGAGGACATCGAAACATACAACACCGCCTTGTCCAACACCGAGTCTGCAATTCAGGTAGCGGCGGCTTACATGGCAGTTGCCAATGATGAAAACCTGCTTAATCAAGCAGATAATATGGCCAGAGAGTACAACGTGACGTTTGAGGAGGCCGCGTCTGTTTTCTTTGACTTAGATACGACAGCGGTTTGGGTTTCGTTTGATGATGGCACCACCATACAAGGATTGCAGATAGGTAATTACTTTGTGACTGCGCCAGAAGTGCTTACTCGGGCGGAAACAGAAGAATTTTATACCACGAGCCCAGAGGGTGGTTGTTGGTTCGCTGAAAACCAAGAGGAGTGCTTGAACGGTGGCCCTTGAAGATCTTGAAGTAAACGTCGGCGGGACGTCGATTAAAGGCGTTTGGATCGCTATTGTGCTCACTTTCGGCTCAACAATTGGGGGCGGAATCTGGGCGGCGTCTCAGTTCTTCGCACAGCTAAACGAGCAATCAGAGGCAGTCATTGCGGCCACGACACAAGCAGAAGGGTTGGCAACACGATTTGATGACCTTAGAGAATCAAATGCAACGCGCTTGCAAGCGATGGACGTAAAGCTGTCGAACATGGAGCAGGCCATGACTGCGGCAGATGTTGAAAATCTGCAAGGCAAGTTGGCTGAATTAGGCGCTAACCTTGTACAGATTATGGAAGCACAATCAGAATTGCTTGACCTACGCGACCGGATTAGTTCGGTAGAGAAAAGCTCATCTGAAACAGAACTGCGTGTTTCTGGTAAATTAGACGCACTGTCGACTATCGATGATCGCCTATCTCGATTTGAGAGAGACATGGACGATCTTTGGATGGCGATCGATGCAACAAACCCACTAGGTGGTAACTAATGGATAAATCAGAAGAAGCTTTGGTCAAAATCGAAATGCACGAGCGTGAGTGCGCACTGCGTATGAAAGCGATTGAAACTCGGCTTGACTCAGGTGCGGAGCAGTTTAAGCGACAAGAGCGTATGTTGCTTGCTGTCTACCCGTTTATTTTAGGCTCGTTGGTATTCGTGGAGTATTTTCGATGAACTTTGACAAAGTAAAAGGATTGGTAGGCTCACTTGCACCTACGTTAGGAGCCGCTTTAGGGGGCCCTGTTGGCGGCGCGGCCGCATCTATGCTGGCGGACGTCTTAGGTTGCGATCCTGCCCCACAGAAGATTGAGAGGGCTTTGGCGCAAGCCACGCCTGAACAGTTGGCCGAAATAAAAAAAGCAGAGCTAAATTTTGAAGCGCGCATGAAGGAGCTAGAGGTCGACGTTTTTGAGTTAGAGACCAAAGACATTCAGGACGCTCGATCTAACTTTTCAACAGATTGGACAGCTCGGACTATCGGCCTAATTATGGTGCTGTTCTTTTGTTCTTTCTGCGCGTTTATTGTTATCGAACCACCCGGATCTACGTCAATGGAATTGATCAATTTGATCCTCGGGTATTTGGGAGGGCTCGTATCGGCGGTAGTGAGTTTTTATTTCGGGGCGTCACAAAAGCAGGAATAACCTATGAGCAAGCTCGTTGCACAATTAAAGCGCCATGAAGGCGTCAAAAAGTTCTGTTACCTGTGCCCGGCCGGTTTTGAAACAATTGGTGTAGGCAGAAACATAAGCGAAAACAATGGCTTAGGCTTATCAGATGATGAAATAGATTACCTTTTGGAAAACGACATCAAAAGGTGCAAGCAGGAATTGATCGCACTGTCGTGGTTCATGGACCTAGATTCAGTACGTCAAGACGCTATCGTAAACCTTTGTTTTAACCTTGGACTGACCCGGCTCATGGGGTTCAAAAACGCTATGGCCGCAATGGCTACTGGCGACTACGCTAAAGCTGGTGATGAGTTTTACGACTCGCGTTGGGCTAAACAAGTAGGACCACGCGCCGACGAGGTTTG